TACGTTTTGTTCGCGAAGTAGAGGGAGGTAAAGAAACATGTAGAATGGATAAGGTATTACAAGCTTTGTACATGTTTGGCGCAACACTAGTCCCAGTGGTGCACAACTAATTTTAACAATTTTTAACTTGCGTGTGTAAATACTTACACTACATTTGTCGCATCAATTAAAAACAAAACACATGAAAACAGCATCTAAAATCATTCGCTACATTATCGCAGCAGTTATCCTTTACGCAGTGCTTAGCTACTGCCAAGAAATCAATGATTGCCTCATGAAATACTAATCAATAAACAATAGCAACATGAACTCATTTCACAAAGACAATTTAGAAGCATTGCAGAAGTTCCAGCAAATGCTGAATGCAGAGCCTGACCAAGCAGGCATCGAATCCACACCGGATAAGAAAGCACGCACGCTGGTCATTAGCCACGTTGAAACCACGTTAGATGAATTATTCTTCGGACATTGGCGAACAGAGAATTTTAAATGGGCTGTATTAGCTAACGAAGTACAGGCATCGATTGACCTTGTAGTGATTCATCCTATTAGTGGTTACGAAATACGCAGAGTAGGCGCAGCTTCAGTCATTATCATGGTAGATCGTGTGCCCGATGGTGTGACCGGTACTGAACGCAATAGATGGGCATTAAACCCCGATAATAAAAAAGCTAATGCAATGGACCTTGCATTCGGTAAACTCAAAGCAGAGTGTCTTAAAAACGCTGCGCTGTCATTAGGTAAGGTATTCGGGCGTGACGTTAATCGCGTGAATAAAGATACCTACAAGCCATTTAAGTTGAAGGGTGCGCTTGGACGTGGGCATGAACAGGATGTCGCGTATGTGCGCGAACTAATCCAGCAGGCTACCGATTTAACACAGCTGCATAAAATCTTTAAAGCATGCAGCCCGGAAGTATTAGCCGAAGTCGCAGACGAATTAAACGCGAAGAAAGAGCAATACGGTATTACCGAATAAATGTTAAAAATGATAGCAGGTGGTTACAGATTGTAACCATTTGCTATTTTTACCCCATCAATCAATAACGACATGAACAATACACTATTTAGAGCATCGCAGCTGGGTAAGCTAATGACCGATGCAAGAACCAAAACAGGTTTATCCGAAACGACTAAGAGCGCATTGCTGGAAGTCTACGTGCAACAGAAGTACAACCGGTACAAAGAAATCAGCAACAAATACATTGAGAAAGGTTTAGCTGTTGAGAATGATGCTATCGACATGTGGCGCAGGCATCGTGGTGAAATCGTATTCAAGAACGAAGAAATGTTTACCAATGACTTTATCAAAGGCACACCCGATTTGCTTATCAAAGATGAAGCAGGTGCAGTAATCAATGTGCCCGATATCAAATCAAGTTGGGATATTCACACCTTTATGTCTGCTAAGATGGATGAAATCAGCAAAGACTACTACTGGCAAGGGCAAGCCTACTGCTGGTTAACAGGAGCACCACGTGCCACGTTCTGCTACGTGCTCGTTAGTGCACCTATCGAAATGATTAACGATGAAAAGTATAGACTATCGCGCAGGCTTAATCTTATTGATCCACAAGGCGACCCTACATTCATTAAGAAAGCAAAGAGCATTGAGCGTAACATGATATACGACATGCCACGTTTTATGCGCGAATATCCGGATGCAAACCTTGAAACGCCACAAGACGAATGGGCGTTTGATATACCCATCGCTGAACGCATCCATGAAAAGGTAGTGGACTTTGATGCGGATGCAATCGCAAAGCTTCAGGAGCGTGTACCAATGTGGCGTGAATACCTTAATACTTTGAACGTATGAGAGTTTTAGTAGGTTGTGAAGAAAGTCAAGCTGTCACAAAAGAATTTAGGAAATTAGGACACGAAGCATTCAGTTGTGATATATTGCCTTGCAGTGGTGGATATCCTGAATGGCACTATCAAAAAGATATTTTTGAAGTAATGAATTTGGGTTGGGATATAGCTATTTTTTTTCCACCATGCACTCATTTAACAGTGAGTGGCGCAATGCACTTTAAAGAAAAAATTGCAGATGGTAGGCAACAACAAGGGCGAGATTTTTTTATGGCAATGATAAACGCACCGATTGAAAAAATAGCGGTTGAAAATCCAATAGGTATAATGAGTACCTATTATAGAAAGCCAGACCAAGTAATTCAACCGTATTTTTTTGGTGATGGATTTACAAAAACCACTTGCTTATGGTTGAAAAATTTACCTTTATTGCAGCATTACAAAACAGTTGATTTATTTAATGACAAAGTAACTCATGTTGATACTTCAAATGAATATAAAGAATGGATATGTAAAAAAACGGGTAAGATGAAAAGGCAACAAATGTGGTATTTTAAAGCTTTATTAGATGCTAAAACAAAAGAAGAACGTAGTACAATAAGAAGTAAAACATTTCCAGGTATTGCTCGCGCAATGGCTGAACAATGGGGAGGTAAAATATGAAAGCAAAAGACAAAGCATGGCAACTGTACTCCAACTATTTTGATATAGTCGAAGCTGGTGATCAACATGGTGACTTAGCATTGATGCACATGCGTGCCATTAACGCTGCGCTGTATTGCGTGGACGAAGCATTGACAAACGCACCCAGCGACATCATGCAAGACTTCGAAGGAACCGGTGAGTATTATTCAGTAAAAGCATATTACCACCATGTCAAAAACGAAATACTGAAAATGAATGGGAGCAAAGAAAATGCGCTCAATAGACGAGCTGAAAGTAGAGCGAACTAACCTATTGCAGATGTTTGTTACAGCTAAGACACGATACGTAAAAGACAACCTGCACCACAAAATCAAATCAGTCAATAAAGAACTGTATACACTAACCAAAGAAATAAAATATCTATGAGCGATAAAAAAGAAACGGCAATGCGTAGACTAAGCAAAGCCTTACGCAAAAGGTTTCAAGGTTCATCCGTAAACATATCATGGATTGAACTTGATGCCTTTATGATGAAAGCCCAAACGTGGGAATTGGAAAATATCCTGAATTCCTACACTGAAGGATATAACGATTGTAAAAATGGATTACCAAACAAAGCAGAAAATGATAGCAATACTAACACTAACATTTAATCTACCCGAAGACGAAGTAGAATACAACTACACCCTTAACGCTGCCCGGTATAAGGATGCGCTTAAAGATATCATGGAATTGATGCGCAGAGAATACAAGTACGGTGAACACGTTGAAGAAGTAAGTGATAAGATTGCAGATTTATACGATAGGTTTATAGATATAACTGAAGGGCTGCTCGATGAATAGGTTTCTAATCCTTAGCAGTGGGCGCATCATTGCTGCACCTTGCGATAGCCTTGTTTCCAAAGAAACCTACCCAGTGCCTCACCTTCAGCATCTACCTTTTCCTCACTCCATTCGGGTTGAATGTGGTGCAAGTATTCATGAATGAGCACAATAAGATAACGCATAGGCGGCAACGTTGGATCTATCTCAATCACGTTATCGCAGTACAAACCATCCGCACGTTCCCTTCCCAACTTTCGCTGAATGACTTTTGGATGTTGCTTGCGTTTCATGCTATCTTTGCGCTGTTAGTGTAATTGCTAATTTGTTTTTGTTTATTATTGATTGAACTAAGCCCCTAAAACGTTAGGGGCTTTTTCATTAGCGTATCTTTCCATTTACTATTCGGTAGTTACTCACTTCAAATTCGCCTGTATCTAATACCTTGACATGAGCAAAGCCATGATGGTGCTTATTGATGGGCATGTAATCGGGATGTAATTCGCACAGACAAGCAACAGACCAGCACGTTGTTATCTTGCCGTTGATGTTTGGCTCTGTATGCTCGCTTGCTTGGTGATGGTGACCACACAATGCACTGTCTTTTGCACGCAAAAATAGACCACGTGCGATGTTGACCGGGCTAAACACAGATGCGCCCAATTCATGACCGTGCAGAATCGTAAGCTTGCCTGCGTGAATGATTTGTTTATCCGGGATAAAAGTGATGTTGTACTTATCCAAATGCATCAATGATTCAAAGTTGAATTCATCCATGCCCAAAAGGTCAGGAGCATTGCGCATGATGTAGTGATCATAACGCACATCATGATTACCACACTTGTAATATATCGCAGCATTTGGGAATAGCTTGCGTAGGGTTTGCAAAAACTGCCTGGTCATTAACACTTCATGCCCGAAGTTTCTTTTGCGTGGATCCTTCTCAAAACGACTGATAGCATAAAAGTCTATTATGTCACCATTGAGCAGAATAGTATTGACTTCGTTGTCAAGTCCGTATTTAAGTGCCAGCGTTAAAGCTTGAATGTTGTGATACGGCACGTGGATATCCGACAGCAACAGAATGTTATTGTGGTTTATCGGGAGCTTAAATGGTTTGTAATTGACTTCTTGTGAAGGTGGCAGGTTAAGTGGATTAGCTTCTTGAGGAATCAACTCATTCATCATGTTGGTGAATTCACCTAAATGATTATCTAACTTGTTTAGCTGACTAACAGGTGCTGACTCCTTTGTATCAAGCTTTATAACCCATCTTCGATAGCTTTTTTCTAATGAATCCAGCGTCATGTTTAGTTTGTACTTCTCAATCACTGCGCGAACGCGATGAGCAAGGAATCCTGTTCCATCATGTATTTCACGATGGTACTTTTCACGACCTATTGTATCCATACTATTTATTGTTTAGCCTTCAAATAGCCGTTCAATTCAGCAAGTGATGTGCTGATTTGCGCTATGTGTGATTGAATCGAATCAATCTTCCCTTCCAGCTTAGCATTCTTTGAATTCAATTCAGCCTTTTGTTCCTTCATTGCGTCGTTAATCATTTCAATTTCTCTTTTGTGGAAAGTTTCAATGCTGCGCATCTGCCCGGCTACCTTGTCAACACTGCGCTTCAAAGCGAAATAAAGCGATGCAAGTGATATGCTTGCACCTATTAAAGTAATCAAATCACGTAGTTCGAATTCCATAGCTATAGTATTGCAAAATATATAGTAGAAAAAGCAAGTCCTGTGACACCTAATGTGAGTGCTGTGTTGGTAATTATTAACCGTCTGTTCTTCTTTTTTAATTCGCGTATTTCAGTGTCCTTTTCACCTGCAATAGCCTTTTCAATGCTTTGCTTATTCTTGTAGATTTCCGCCAACGTTTCATAACTCGTTGCCTGAATGCCTGTAATCTTTGCGTAGTATGTAACCTTTAGCCGTTCCATTTGGTATAAGCTGTCGATTTCATACGCAGTCCGATACCAATATAGCATACTATTGAAATTGAGATTGAAAAGCTGCTGATCGTAGGTTGTAAGTTCGGGTGTAAAATCCTGCTTTAAGTAGGCTGTCCGATTTCTTGAGGGTTGACCGGAACTGATTATTGGCGTTATTAGGAGAAGCAGAAAGAATGTTATAGGTTTCATTGCGGTAGATTTCATTAGTGATTTGTTGGCGTTGAATGATTGTGTCTTGATGAATCTGTAAGCTATCAATTTTCAAGAATAGACTATCCGTTTTTTCGTTATTGGTTTCAATGATTTGGTACAGTGAATCATTCACGTCTTGTAACCTTTTTATAGCAGGATTTGTTACAGGATCATTGCACGTTTTGAATCCGGTTATAATCATAATACCAGCGATTGTGATTGCTGATAAGTACAGCACAATCCTTCTTAGTTCGTTTTTCCCCATCGTGTGATGTGTAAGTTTTTGGTTAGTGGTCTAATCTTGTAATACACTCCATCGCGTGAACGTGAATCGCGCATACCTTGATCATTGGTATTGCCTTCAATGGTGCGCACCGAATGCTTTCCTACCCTATCAACAATACCAGTGTGACCGATACCCTTGAATCTTTTGCGCCTAAATTCGGAATAACTTAACGTCATTACCAGCACATCCTTATCGTTGTACGATTGGTTGAATTTACCATCCGTAAAAATCACATCGCGTCTATTGTACGCAGTAGGTGCCCATCCATTGATTGTGTTCGGTATGCCACATTCATTGAGCATAGCCATGACAAAGAAGGAACACCATGCATAACCCGGTAGCCAACCTTCCTGCTTCATCAATATTTGCAAAGCAGCATCGTTGAAACCTTTATTGTTTCCTCCCTTTTCTTTTACGCCTACAAATGATGCAGCCGTAGTCCTTACGCAGTAGCCGTCATCAGCATGCGTAAGATAAACAGGAATGCAGCAAAGTAGAATGCATATAACAGCAGGTATAAGACAACCTTTTGCCATGTGGTTAGATAGGTGTTTAGTTCATACTTAATTTCTTTGCTATAAACTTCGCGTTGTAGTGCCTTAAAATTGAAACGAATTCCCAAAAACGTAATGAAGTTAGCAAACACCATGATGAGCGAAGCCAGCACGATGTATTGCACGTATTCGGTAGATATGAGCGCATCGCCAAAGTATTCAGCACTCAATGTGCCTGCAATAATGAACAAAGCAAACGCAATCGGTATTGACCACAAGCCATCGAACAGCTGAAGGTTGTATCGAATCAACTTGTAAGTAATACTTGACTGTTCACTTTTTGGTTTTGTCTGCTTCTTTGTTGACATTGCTTCTCAATTTAAGTGACAGTTCACGCTCATACTTGCGTAAACGTTCGGTGTATTCTTGCTTCAGTGTTTTTTTATCACTCATGGTATACGATTAAGGATGTTACGTGAGTAAGTAGGGCGAAAGCTGGTAGCAGTATTGCCCGATGAAAACTGATAGTTAAGCGTGTTGGTCACGTCAGTACGTGGTGAACGGTCAGGCCATTGCGCTGTGCTGTATTCAGGGAACAAACTGCTGTTAGCGCATAGGTAATCAACGAGCAAAGTTGTATAGTGCTCCGCGTTTTGGCGTGCCCGGTCAATCATATCCTTCATGACTAAGTCCGAAACGGGCACAGTGTCTTCACTTTGACGTTGAACCAGTGTGCCGTTGTCCATGCGATAGCACAGATTCGGAGTTACATCTACCATAACCCACCAAAGCAGCATCTTTTGAATGTAATCTTCAAGCAATATTTCGTAGTTACCGCTTATTGTACCAGCAGCAACATCATTTTTAATCTTATTCAAAAGGTCAGTTCCCAAAAAGGGAAGTAGCCATTTGTCCTGTGCTAAATAAATTGATGGGTAAAGAAGATTTGGATCTAAACTACCGTTGATGGTAGTGTACTTCTTCACGTAGTTTTCGGATATTAGTAATACTTCAGCCATAGTTGTAATTATTTATTTGCGAAACGTGGATTGTCAGGAAGGAAACCTTGATTAGGCATATCGCGTGGCTCTTGTGCTACTTTCGGATTATTGCGCACTGTATACCCAGCTTTCTTTACTCGTGCATCCATTGCTTCTTTAATGTCCGGATTAGTCAAGTCCAAACCAAAACCTTTTGCACTTGCAAAGGTCATCTTGCGCCACACGTGGCCACATGCCCCTCCGCCCTTCCACAACCAAATGCTATAGATATTAGCCCCTCGTGGTCCCCATCCTTCATTGACTATTTGCTTACCCATTTGCATGATATCTTCTTTGCGATATAGCTTATCGGCTGCAATCATTTTACGGCAAAACTCACGCGAATTATCTTGAATTGCTCCGCTGTATTTGTAACGTGTATAGAACTTTACATCGTCAATGGTTTCATCTTGCGCAGACTTCGCATTAGGTCGTGCAGTGCCTGTGCTTGTCTTGGCAAAGTTATGCGCTTCTATACTTTCGTTATCTGCATCGTCTGTTTCGTAGTCAACATCGTACTCATCAATCAACACCCAATCTTCATCTTGGTCTTCACCTAATGCAATTAATGCATCTGCTACTTTGTTATCATCAAAGTCAGCAGCATCTACTTTTTTTTTTAATTCAACACTTGATTGAATCACTTCAGTAGGTTGCAATGAACCGGGTAAAACATCGGCAAAGATTGCATCGATAGTAACAGGTGGCAACGTTGGGAATGCAGCTTGCACGATTGCCTTTGCGCTGGTAACAGGCACAGCACCTGCTGCACTTTGCATCACAATGTCAACAAGTGAAGTAATCTGCGCACCATTCAAAGCAGTAGCAGCCACATCGGTGGTTACTCCGCCTGTTGCATCGACTACAACTTCAGCCTGTTCAACTGCCAATGGTGTGTTTGGTATAATCTCAAAGGTTACACCGGGCATTTGATTAGAAAGTAATTCTTCTAAGCTGTAGTTAATCTTTGCCTGATATGGATCAATTACTTGTTTGTTGAATATCTCCAATCCAACAGCCATTTCATCTTTATTGCTACCGAATCCTGTATTTTCACGTATACCAAATAGAAGTGGCGTAGTCACACGATGCGCAGTGATAATCTTTTGCTGCGCTGTATCATTCATCAATGCATACTGCTTGTCTGCATCGTTTACAGGAAACGGAGTGATTTCGGTCTTAGGTTGATCACGCTCGTTAAAAAACATAACCACCTTACCAGCGTTACGAGCACCCGACATCTTATTCTCCCAGTCCATCATCATTTGCTGCTTCTGCTCAGGTGTTGCCTGCCCGTTGTAGAAGTTGATGATTGTAGAAGGAAATAAACCGTTTGAGATTTGGTTGATGTGAAATATAGATATCTGCTTATCTAACTCGATGTAGTTAATCGCGCTCCAATAATCGGGGCGTGGATATGAATCGCTACCTGTGTACGTGAAGCACCAATAGATTTGTCGTGGCTCTTGCTCACGTGTCAAATAATTGTACTTCGGTATGAATTCAGGAGTGTTTCTTTTCTTCCGTGTGTTAGTCCAATCGTAGCTGTGATATATTCCTATTTCAGTATCGTCCTCTTGATTGACTGCGATGCGGCATTCTTCAAATGGTATAGCGTTTAGCTTGGATATAACCGTTCTGTCATTGCTCCAAATTACTTCGATATAAAACCCACCAAACAACTTTAAGTCGTGCGCACATGCATAGGTTAAGGAATCTATGTTTAATGCGTCTAATTCGGCTTGGTATTGCTCCGATTGAATACCCTTGCCTGCTATCATGTCACCGATAGCAACCACCAATGAACCATGCACAGGTGATTCATGCGACAAATCGCGCAGGTATTGTGGAAAATCGTTTTGATCTCCGTAATTAACCCATCCCTTTCTGTCTACCTTTTCTGCATCGCTCTTAGCAACATACTCGCTAAGCTTTAAAGAAACTATATTTGATTCGTTATGGCTCATAGATTATATCATTTGGTATTGTGATAGAAGGCACATCGAAGAACTGGGTGTTTGCCGTTAATACGACATAACCACGCTTGAGCAAACCTACTACACTTGCGTTTGTTGGATCAATATTTACAGCGGAATTTTGACCGTATACGTCATAACGATAGCGACCTGCCAACGTTAGTGAACTGGTTGTTACAGTCAATTGAGTTATTCGCACATTTTCATTCACTATCTGCGCTACCTGTGCAAGCTTATCTCCGGTTGTGCTATTTTCTTCGTGTGTCAAAATCAACAGGTAGTGCGTAAATGGTGTGGCAAAATACTGCCTTGTTTCATCTAGCTGTAAGTAGATGGTTTGTGCAGGTGTATCGGTTTGTAAATATATCATAGTCTTTTTAAATTAAAAGGGCAAGTCATGAATAACCTGCCCTTTTTTTCAATACAACAAGAACACACAAAACGGAAAACAAATTCTTAGTAAGCAGGCAGCACTTCAACTCCAGGGAAGTTGTCGAAAGGAACTGTCGTATACGCTTCAAGGTGAACAGCTGGAGCGAGTTCTTCAGCAATCAATGTAACTTGATAACCCATCAAATCTGCCTTCTGCTGTCCTGATTGAACAGTACCTGCAGTAAGCTGTGCTCCTTCGCCTGCACCCACCAAAAGTATTTGATCGTCATTAGTACGAACAAACACAATCATTTTAGCTTTTGCAACATTTAAAAATTCGTTGCGCATTTCCTGAGTCAATTTACCAAAAGTCCATCCAACTTCCTGTGAGAAAAACAGTGTACCTGTTTCCAAATTCTTTTGCACCGTTTCTATGTATGAACCAGAATTGCGGAAAGGAACATATCGGTAAATTTTAACTGAACCTGAAGTACCGGGCAATCCATCAACTTCACCATCAGGACCGCCATAAACGATTCCTGTTTCGAAGTCATCGTAGTTAGCAATTAAAACCTCTTTAACCCCACCGATACCTTCAAGGCATCCTAATGTGAAGCCGGTTGTCAATTCACAAGCCATATTATTATTTTTTTATTTGGTTAAAAGGGGGCTGTTACACCCCCTCCTTAATTTATTGATTATGCACCCCAGTAGGTGATGTCCTCACCAACTGCAATCTGTGCACCCAAGTAGAAACGTGCACCATAGCGAACGTTCTGTGAACCATCAAGATTCTGCATGTCCAAAATGAAGATTTCGTTCATTTGGTTCTCCTGCCAAGTACCAAGCATCAAGTTTGACTTCTGTGCAAACACGATGTTGTTAGCAGCCATACCCGGACATACGTAGATTTCGTACATACCTACGAAACGCTTAGAAACTTCAGGACCACCTGTCAAGTACCAACCGTTGCCAGCAGCAATCTGTGCTTGCATATAAGCTTCCCAAGCAGCCTGTCCCATGTACAAAGCTGGCTTTTCAGCAGCACCCTTAACAGCCGAATTTG